GCCACTTAGAGATTTACGTCAATAGACCCCGGGGTTGCCCCCTTTCCCTATTGACGCGGAGCGCCTAGATACGCGTTTGAAAATATTACCACCCCGCACTCTTTCGAGAGGAGCAGTGTTGTAGATATATGATAACCGTATCAAATACAGTTAGTCGTCCTGGAATAAGTTTTCATCTTTAAATAGTTGATCTATTCCCTAAGGACTTAGGCAAAACACAACTGGAAGGGGGCAATGCCCCCACCTACCTCGGACTACCCAAGAGCCGGCATACCTAATCAGTCTTAAGTTTTAACATTGTTCAGCTTACGTTTATTTTAGTAATACTGAGTTAAAACCGTTTAACCGCTGTATGATCACCCCTTGACTTCTGCGTTCGCATACTAAGATTATTCGTCTTAGTAGCCCTGCGTAGCGTTTATGTGATCTGGTTGGGCTTTAATCCCTCAACTAGTTACTCGGCAAAGATTGAGTCTAGTACGCCAGTGCTTTAAGGAGCCTTAGGTTCCAGATAGGTTTCTTCTAACTTTCCGCCAAGAACGCCATCGACGTAGCCATTCACCTCCTCTGACAAAGTCAGTAGGACGTGGGGCTTCACGTCGTATAGTAAGATCAGGTGCTAAACCAAGACCTTCTATATCTTTCTCTAGGGTTTCAATCCTAGTTACTAAAACGGCTAAGCGATCTAATGAAAGATCACTCTCTATCAGAGAAGTTAAGTCTGTTTCAAGTCCACGTAGTTCACTATGTAGGTCAAAGAAAGAATCTCGATAGCAAAATTCTATCATACTCATCAAAGATCTTATTTGATCTTGTGAAAGAGTTCCCGGGTCCCGAACCAACCAGATTGCATCTGGATTGGCCCGTACCGCCCGAGGCCATAATGACCCTGAATACTTAGGGTCCCCAACAAATAGGAACTTAGGCAATTGCCATGGTTCGTATTTGGAGGTTCCATAATGAGCCCTAGTTCTATCAACCTCAACTAATTTAGTTAAGGCCTTCGCACGAGGTAATAAATCAATTACCCGTTGACGAATTGACGCAGCCAGATCTTTAATCCAGATATCATCTGGGTACTTAAAGTCTGAGCCGCCAGAGGCCATCCAATTAAGGATGTCTCCTTTGAACCCAGGTCCCCCAGGTCCGTAGTAACTAACTACGTAACCCTGGAGGCGACGTGGCAACACTGACCATGATTGGTTAATCCGTGAAACGGATCGGTACCCGAATCCCAAGAGAACTAAACCTTGAGATAAGGATAGTTGATACTTACGTACCAATTCCAACCACGCTGGCAATGAACCAGCAGCGGAGAGGACTTCGAGCAAAGCTAGCGGTCCTACAGAGAAACCTCCGTAGTAAACTCGCTTAGCAAACTCTAAGACCCCTCGTCCCGAGGAATCATGAACGGATTTAGAAAGTTGGATTCCAACTCCTAGACCAGCCATGATCCGCAGGTAGGTATCGGCTACAAGCCGGTCAGCTATAACTATGTCATCTCCTAAGAGAGCATAGTCCTCGAACCAGTCATCACCAGAAGTCCGCCCAGACAATGCTGCTGCCATCTGCACTATAGCATGATGGGTCAAAGCAAGCATTGCCCAAGATGTTAGAGCACCCATAGGTTGCCCGACTGCGTAACGTATAAATCGATCACCCTCGTGATCAGGACCCAAGGCCCTAAAGGGTAATACATAGTTACGTCCTACCATCAAACTCATCCAAAGATTAGCACCATGAGCGGTTATCAATCGACTCAGGAGAGCTCCTTGAATGAGAATCGGCAATCGATCCGTGGCAGAGCTAAGGTCCAAAGACCAAAAGCGTCTGTGCCCTTTGCATTGTAATAATGTAATAGGTGCAAGTTGATCGAAAGTTCCGTCTTGAGGGATTACCTTCAAGATCTCGAATAGGTAATCATGCAATGGCTTCATTGCCCATTGCGTGAAACAGTCTACCATAGCAAATACACGGATTTTACCCGCAGGTTCATCTTTTAAACCTAGTTTTCCAATATCAGTAGGCACATCACATGCCTCCTTCGTTAATAACGAAGGCGCTACTTTACTAAATTCCTCCAACCAATTGAGGAATCTCGTATTTCGGGTCATTTGCAACCAATCTTTGAAGAGAGGGAGCAAATCTGATCTGGACCAAGCTATAGCTGTACGAATTATACCAAATGGTGACGTAGACAGATATAAATCATTCGTCGGAGTTGACCTCGGAATGAGAAAAGGGGAAACTCGAAATCTGGATAGGAGATTAAGGGGTGACTTTAAGTCATCCTCATCTACTGCTTGTAATTTAACAAGTTTTCTCCAGAACTGACTAGAGAATCTAGACCAGTCAGGCAAGAAACCGGATAGGTCCTTACCTGGATCGGTAATAGAAGAAAATGATAACTTTCCTGGAAACTCAATTACTCTATAAATAGAGAAAAGAGTAAACCAGTATCGTATGATAAGGATATCCCCAGCTGCTATTCGCCTTCTATGAAGAACGGGTATAACAGTAGGAAGTCCCAACATCCCTCGTCTGACTCTAGGAGTCGTCGGAAAGGAATCAAGATCTCTTGCTATGGATTGGGCCAATGATGTATTCAAGGCTTTCAGGGTTATTACTAACCCCTTAAGTCCTTGACATCGGCCCAGGGATGAGCACCAAGACATGTAACGGATAGCTGGTTTTACAAAACCAAGACGCATATATCCTAACCTTCCACGAACCTGAGCAATCAGGAACGTAAGGAAAGGCCGACCTTGATTTCTCAAGATCATGGCACCAACAGCTGCTAATATATCTTCAAGTTGCGAACATATAAATAATTTTATTGTCACGCGTTGAGATTATTAACATCATTGGACTCGGTTTCCTCTTGCGAGGGCCGCAGCCACCTTATTCAAGGAGACGGATGTTTCGTCTGAGGCTTCAAACTAACTATCCACCAAGAGTGTCAACATTTGTCACACTACTTAAGGTACCTATAACAGTACCCCAGTAGCACAAATTCAGTATTGACTAGGACCCCGCCCTTAGGCGGCCTAACTCTACTAAACCCCACCCACTTAAGGGTGAACCCTAGCATATAGTACCGTCGTATAAGCATTTCGTAATCGGAATACCGACCCTATCCTATGCTACTCTCTTAGGAATTAGAGAGACCTCACATTCGAATCACTTAGTATGGTCCAAATCAACCATCGAGAGTTAGGGTGTGAGCCTTTCCCAATGTTGCCCGCAACGGGCATTGACATTACATACCAGTTAATT